TCAGTCCAATATCTTTTATCCTGTGTTCGTCACTGGTCTGTCTGGTAATGGTAAAACTTTCAGCGTTGAGCAAGCATGTGCTCAACTGAAGCGTGAATTGATTCGTGTCAACATTACCATCGAGACTGATGAAGATGACCTGATTGGTGGTTTCCGTCTTGTCAATGGTGAGACTGTATGGCACAATGGTCCTGTAGTGGAAGCACTTGAGCGTGGTGCAGTGCTGCTGCTGGATGAGATTGACCTTGCTTCTAATAAGATCCTGTGCCTGCAATCCATTCTGGAAGGTAAAGGTGTGTTCCTCAAAAAGATCGGTCGCTTCGTGAAACCTGCCTCTGGTTTCAATGTGATCGCCACCGCCAACACCAAGGGTAAGGGTTCTGATGATGGTCGCTTCATCGGCACCAATGTTCTCAACGAAGCATTCCTTGAGCGTTTCCCTGTGACCTTTGAGCAGTCCTATCCCGCCCCTGCAACTGAGCAGAAGATTCTGGAAGGTATTGCTTTGGATCTGGGTATTGAAGATCGTAATTTCTGTAAGCGCCTGGTCGATTGGGCAGACATCATCCGTAAGACTTTCTACGATGGTGGTATTGAGGAGATCATCAGCACCCGCCGTCTGGTTCACATCATCCGTGCTTACAGCATTTTCCAAGATAAAGCAAAGGCAATCCAAGTGTGCGTTAACCGCTTTGATGATGAAACCAAGCAAGCATTCCTTGAACTTTATGACAAGGTTGATGCTGACTTTCAACTTCCTGTTGACGAACAGCAGTCAAACTGATAGGATATAAGGAGGTCAATGTGCCTCCTCTTTTTGTCCTTTACTATGAAATACAATGTCCGAAAACTTTGAGAGCACTTACGAAAGTTCAATCCCTAATCAAGATTTCTGGGAAGAAGATGGTATTAGTCTAACTGGAAATCCGTGTCCTTCTCCCGATATGTTTGTCCTTAGTTCCCGACTTTCTGGTGGACTTGGTGATGATCATCTATCTCTGAATCTACCTTCTACTTTTAATTTGAAAATGCCTGAAGATACAAACAAAAATGGTTTCTGGAAATATGAAGAAGATAAAACTCTGAAAGCAGTAGAAGAGTATATTGCAAGTACTTATCATTCTCACTACACTTCAGAACAATCTAAAACTCAAACTCTCGATTTGATTGAGAGTATTGGAGATGGTGAACCATTCACTCGTTCCAACGCTATCAAGTATCTCTCGCGGTTTGGTAAGAAGAATGGTAAGTCCAAAATGGACATTTTGAAGGCAATTCATTATTGCGTTCTTCTTTATCATTTCGCTGGACTTCATAAAAACACCACTAACACTTACAACTATTGATTATGAAACTCTCTGACAAAACTTTGACTCTGCTCAAGAACTTTTCTTCTATTAATCAGTCCATTCTGTTTAAAGAAGGAAGCAATCTTCGCACAATTTCTGTGATGAAAAATATTCTCGCAGAGGCAACAATTGAAGAAGAACTGCCTAAGGATTTTGGTATCTATGATCTAAACCAATTTCTGAATGGACTCAACCTCCATCAAAATGCTGAACTTGATTTTCAGAATGACGGTTATGTAGTCATTAAAGAAGGTCGTTCTCGTTCCAAATATTTTTTTGCAGATCCTAATGTAATTGTTACTCCTCCAGACAAATCTATCTCTCTACCCTCAGAAGATGTTTGTTTCATTCTTGATACCAAAGAACTTGATAAACTGCTTAAAGCTGCTGCTGTGTATCAACTTCCTGACCTGTCTGTGGTTGGTGAAGCAGGTGTTGTAAAATTGGTTGTTCGCGATAAAAAGAACGATACTTCCAATGATTTCTCTGTGGTGGTCGGTGAAACAGATGAGGTATTCACTTTTAATTTCAAAGTAGAAAACATCAAGATTATCCCTGGTTCTTATGAGGTGGTGATTTCTTCTAAACTTTTGTCACGGTTCAAGAATACTGGGTTTGATGTGACTTATTATATTGCTATGGAACCCGATTCTACCTTTGGTTGATGAATATCTTCGTTACTTCTCCTTGGCCCGCTGAGAGTGCTATTTGCCTCCCCGACAAACACATTGTCAAGATGCCCCTAGAGTGCTGTCAGATGCTCTCTATCGTTGCGTCAGAAAAATGGGGATACGGTTACGGCACTCTCCCTAAAGCAGATGGAACCCCCTACAAGACCGAGAAAGGAGCATTCCGCAATCATCCCTGCACCAAGTGGGCACTGGAGAGTATCCATAATGCCTACTGGTTAATCAAGTGGGGATTGAACTTGTCTGATGAATACTGCCTGCGGTATAATAAAACTCACTCCTGCTACAAAACCCTTGTGGATGCATACTACTTGTTTCCTAAGGGTAAGATTACAGAAGTGACTCCATTTGCTCGTGCTATGCCTGAGGAATGGAAGTTTGACGACACTATTGATACATTTGAAGCATACAAAAGATACATTGCATCCAAACCTTGGGTTGCTGATAACTATCTCCGTATGCCAGAAAGAAAACCTAATTGGATTTGATTATGGCAAGTGAATTTCTTTTTGTGGAAAAATATCGTCCTCAAGTGATTGATGACTGTATTTTGCCCGATGACACTAAAAAAACATTTAAGGAGTTTGTAGCGAAAGGTGAGATTCCAAATCTCCTTCTTGCAGGACCTCCTGGTATTGGTAAAACTACAATCGCAAAAGCATTATGTAATGAATTGGGGGCAGATTATTATGTCATCAATGGATCCGACGAAGGGCGTTTCCTGGATACTGTACGGAACCAAGCAAAGAACTTTGCTTCGACCGTCTCACTTACGGGATCTGCTAAACACAAAGTCATTATCATCGATGAAGCTGATAACACAGGGAACGATGTACAACTCCTACTACGGGCGAATATTGAGGCATTTTATAATAACTGTCGATTCATCTTCACCTGTAACTACAAGAACAAGATTATTGAACCTCTTCACTCCCGATGTGCCGTCATCGACTTCACCATCAAAGGGAAGCAAAGAGTTCAACTTGCAGGTAGTTTCTTCCAACGACTTCAATCAATCTTGGATGCGGAAAAGATTGAATATGATCAAAAAGTCGTTGCGGAACTTGTATCAAAACACTTCCCAGACTTTCGTAGGGTCCTCAACGAATGCCAGAGATATTCTACAGGAGGAAAAATCGACTCGGGCATTCTTGCATCTTTCTCAGACATCTCTGTAAATGAACTTATTAAAAATCTCAAGGATAAAAACTTTCCTGAAGTCCGAAAGTGGGTGGTCTCCAACTTGGACAACGATGCTTCTAGTCTTCTTCGCAGGATTTATGACGCCTCTTACGATTGCCTTGTTCCCGCATCTATCCCTGCTGCCGTTCTTGTTATTGCTAAGTATCAATACCAATGTGCGTTCGTGGCTGACCAAGAAGTAAATCTTCTTGCTGCATTAACTGAAATTATGTGTGAGTGTGAATTCAAATGAAAACAGTCACTAAAGATACAATTTTTGAATATGGAACTTTTCAAGACAGAATTGATTCTTTTGATGACAATAATGAAAGCGAAATATTTGTAAAATTTCTTCGCAATAAATATCCCGACCAATGTAAAATTGTCACAAAACCTTTTGGTAAGTATGGTGTAGATATTGGTGTTTATTTTGATAACCAACTTAAATGTGCTTTTGATCTTGAAAGGTGCAAAACTTGGAAAGATGATTGGCCATCTAATTGGAGATGCTTAAGTTTTTTGGATAGAAAATCTAAGTATCTTGAATATCCTGAATTTGGAATGGTGTGGTTTAATAATAATCTAACCAAGTTTGCTATTGCTTGGAAAAATGATATTTTAAAGTTTCCAGTTACTGATAGAAACTTACCAAATGGTCAAATTGATAAAGTTAGAAAAGTTGACTTTAAATATGGTAAACTATATGGATCTTCTTTCAGTCCTATTGAAATTGAAAAATTTAAAAATCGTATAAAGTTTGATTTAAAATGAAATCTCTTAAGACGCCATTGCGCTACCCAGGAGGTAAGTCTCGTGCCTGTGAAAAGATTGGATCATATTTTCCAGACCTTCGTGACTATAGTGAATTTCGTGAACCATTTCTTGGTGGTGGAAGTGTTGCGATTTATATCACGAAGAAGTATCCCAACCTAGATATTTGGGTGAATGATCTTTATGAACCTCTGGTAAACTTCTGGCAACAACTCCAGATGTTTGGATATGATTTAAAAAGTGAACTTGTTGATTTAAAAAACGCAAATAATACCCCAGACAAAGCAAGAGAACTTTTCCTTCAATCAAAGGAACGGATCAATGACAAAACCGTGTCAAATTTTGATCGTGCTGTGGCTTTCTATGTTGTCAATAAGTGTTCTTTCAGTGGTCTCACAGAGAGTTCATCATTTTCGCAGCAAGCATCTAATTCCAATTTCTCTATGCGAGGTATCGAAAAACTGCTTGCGTATTCTTCGTTAATTTCTAAATGGCGTATAACTAATTACTCATACGATTATCTTCTGGATGGAGACACTACTGCTTTTGTGTATCTCGATCCTCCTTATGACATTAAGGATAATCTCTATGGGAGAAAGGGATCAATGCACAAAGGATTTGATCACGATAAGTTTGCTGCTGATTGTGATTTTCATTATCCTATGCATCAACTGATTAGTTACAACTCAGACCAACTTGTAAAAAACCGATTCAAGAATTGGAACGCTGCCGAGTTTGATCTTACTTATACTATGCGTTCAGTTGGTGAATATATGCGTGAACAAAAACAACGTAAAGAACTTCTGCTTTTTAATTATGGAATTGAAGGACTGGTTAAACTCAATTAATTTTACAAAAGAAAATTTGATGGATGATCCATCAATAGTAAAAGAGTATTCTCCTTACATTATTAATAGATGTTTATCTGGTCATATAGATTGTGTTCTATTTGTAAATGAAATGAATATGAACCATCACCTAGATAAAGATCTGCAATATTCTTTTTATCTAAATAGTTTGAGGAAAAAGAAGAGATTTTCTCCTTGGCTCCGAAAGGATAAGGTCACGGACTTAGAATGTATAAAACAATACTATGGTTATAGTAATGAAAAAGCATTTCAAGCTCTAAAAATCCTGACAAAAGAACAAATTAATTTTATTAAAAAAAGACTTGACATTGGAGGATCAAAATGACTACTACGGTAGAACCTACGGTTGATTGGTCGCAAGACCAAATGGTGGAGGTAATTCTTAATGAACCAGACGATTTCCTCAAGGTTCGTGAGACTTTGACCAGAATTGGAGTTGCATCGCGCAAAGAGAAAAAACTCTATCAGTCTTGCCATATTTTACATAAACAAGGCAAATATTACATTGTTCATTTTAAAGAACTATTTGCACTGGACGGTAAACATGCAAATCTTACCGTAAATGATGTTCAGAGACGAAATCGTATTGTTCGTTTACTTGCCGATTGGGGACTTATTACCGTTCTAAATCAAGATAAAGTTTCTGATATTGCACCTCTGAACCAAATTAAAGTTCTTGCATATAAGGATAAAGGTGATTGGATTCTAGAACAAAAGTATAACATCGGTAAAAAAGGAAAAGCAGTAGAAACCGAATAAATAGTTGAGTGCCATTCGTGCGGCACTCTACAAAAGTCGGAACACCCTAAAAAGAGGTTCGGTTTTACCGATACCTCTTTTTTTCGTTTCTTGTATAATTAGTAATGGATGCCGAAAGGGTCCACACAATACAAACTCGCTTTTAAAGGAGCTACCATAATGACTAACCTTGTAACTTCACGGTTTACACATGCAGATCTTCCTGCTTTGATGGATAGAATCGCACGCAATAGTATTGGAATGGATGAATATTTTGATCGTCTATTCAATCTTCATGAAACCACTACTAACTATCCACCATACAACTTAGTTCAAGTCAGCAATGTAGAATCACGACTTGAACTTGCTCTTGCTGGATTTAGAAAGAAGGAGGTTTATGTCTACACACAAGATGGTAAACTCTTTGTTGAAGGCCAAAAAGAAGATAAAGAAACGGAGTCCAACTATCTCCACAAAGGTTTGGCTCAACGGAGTTTTAAGAGAGCGTGGACGCTCTCTGATGATACGGAAGTTAGATCAGTTGATTTTGAGGATGGGCTTTTGAATATTACTCTTGGTAGAATTGTTCCTGACCATCATAAACGAAAGGATTATCTCTAAATAAAAATAAAAAATGAAATCTTTCGACGAGTTCAAAACAATCGCATATAAGAATTCTATTCCTCACACTGTTTATTCTGGAGGAAAGCAAAAAAACATTCCAAAAGGAAAAGCAGTTCCGGTAAGAAGTCGATCAAGTGCGGGTGGCAATGGGGATGGTGGAGATGGTGGAGAATAAATAGTAATTGAATATCGTCGGCGCGAGGAGCACCTGGCAAAATCCAGGTTGACTCCTCCTTTTTTTATTGGTAGAATGCTAAGAGGTATGGAGCAACGATGACTGTAAAACTTGCAATTTTAAAATCTGGCGAAGACATTATCGCGGATATACAAGAAATGGTGGTTGAAGATAAAGTAGTTGGTTATATCTTCAATAAACCATGCAGTATTAAAATGAAATCAAGTGAAGAAAAGGAATCTGTTGAAACAAATTCTGTTAAAATAAGATTGGTTCCTTGGATTCTTCTTACTAAAGATACTAGAGTTCCTGTATCTTTAGATTGGGTAATTACTCTAGTCGATCCCATAGATCAATTATCAAACATGTATCAAGAGGACATTTTAAAAAATGAAAAAAATGATCAAAATATTAGCATTAACGAATAGTTTAATTCTTATAAGTGAAATTGAAGAAGTCGGTGCAGACATTGGAGAACCAGATTGTAAACTGATTAATCCATTCGTCGTGAAAAATGATCACACTATGGAACCATTCCTTTGTGGGTTCACAAAAGAAAAAACTTTTATGATGAGTTCGGAAAAGATTCTTACGCTTGTGGATCCAACTCCAACTTTACTTGAAAAATATGAGGACTTGATTAAAGAATGAGATTTTACACTAATGTTCAGTTGATTGGAAATCAATTTTTGGTTCGTGGCGTAGAAAATGGTAAAAGATTTGAAACAAGAGATGAGTTTTTTCCTACTCTTTTTGTAAAAACTAAAAAAGATTCTAAGTATAGGACATTAAGTGGAGAAGCAGTAGAACCAATCAATCCAGGTACAGTTAAAGATTGTCGGGAGTTCTATAAAAAATATGATGAAATCGATGGGTTCGAGATCTATGGAAATGATCGTTATATCTATCAATATATTTCGGAAAAATATTCGGAAGATGAAATCAAGTTTGACATTAGTAAAATCAAACTTGTAACTTTGGATATTGAGGTTGCATCAGAGCAAGGATTCCCTGATGTAGAATCTTGCTCTGAAGAAATTCTTGCAATTACAATTCAGGACTATACAACTAAAGAAATTATTACTTGGGGAGTTAAACCATTTAATAATAAACAGAGTAATGTAACTTATCATTACTGCCCAAGTGAATATGAACTTCTTAATAGTTTCATTAATTATTGGATGGTCGATGTTCCCGATGTTGTGACTGGTTGGAACATTCAGTTATATGACATTCCATATATCTGTAAAAGATTGAATCGTGTTCTTGGTGAAAAACTAATGAAACGATTTTCCAATTGGGGACTTGTAACTGAAGGTGAGATTTATATTAATGGTCGTAAGCATACAACATTTGATGTTGGTGGATTGACTCAACTTGATTACCTTGATCTTTATAAAAAATTTACATATAAAGCACAAGAATCTTATCGACTAGATTACATTGCCGAAGTAGAACTGGGTCAGAAGAAACTGGATCACTCAGAGTTTGACACTTTTAAAGATTTCTACACTAAAGGATGGCAGAAATTCGTAGAGTACAACATCAAGGATGTGGAACTTGTTGACCGACTGGAAGACAAGATGAAATTGATTGAACTTGCGTTGACAATGGCATATGACGCTAAAGTGAACTATGCTGATGTGTTCTACCAAGTTCGTATGTGGGATAACATTATCTACACATATCTCAAGAAAAGAAACATTGTCATTCCTCCAAAAAATAAAACACAGAAGGATGAAAAGTATGCTGGTGCCTATGTAAAAGAACCTGTTCCTGGAATGTATGATTGGGTTGTGAGTTTTGACTTGAACTCACTGTACCCACACTTGATTATGATGTATAACATCTCACCAGAAACTCTTTTAGAAGAAAAACATCCAACAGTTTCTGTCGATAAGATTTTGGATCAAAGTCTTAACTTTGAGATGTATAAAGATTATGCAGTATGTGCAAATGGTGCAATGTTTCTTAAAGAGGTTCGTGGGTTTCTTCCGGAACTGATGGAAAAAATTTATAATGAACGGGTAGTCTTTAAGAAGAAGATGCTTGCTGCAGAACAGGAATATGAAAAGACAAAGAACAAAGAGTTGATTAAGGAGATATCTCGCTGCAATAATATTCAGATGGCGAGAAAGATTCAATTGAACTCTGCTTATGGTGCCATTGGGAATCAGTATTTCCGTTATTACAAACTGGCAAACGCTGAAGCAATCACTCTCTCTGGTCAAGTTGCTATTCAGTGGATTATGAATAAGGTGAATTCTTATTTGAATAAAATTCTTAAAAGTGGGGATTTTGATTATGTTATTGCTTCTGATACCGACTCTCTGTATATTAATATGGGCCCTTTGGTTGAAAGTGTATTCCAAGGAAGAGAGAAAACTACTCAAGGCATTGTTTCGTTCCTTGATAAGGTCTGTTCTGTGGAATTTGAAAAGTATATTGAAAGTTCTTATCAAGAATTGGCGGACTATGTGAATGCTTATGAACAGAAGATGTTTATGAAGCGTGAATGTATTGCTGAGCGTGGTATTTGGACTGCGAAGAAGCGATATATTCTCAGTGTTTGGGATAGTGAGGGAGTTCGTTATGAGGAACCTAAATTAAAAATTAAAGGGATTGAGGCAATTAAATCTTCCACTCCTGCGCCATGTCGTAAAATGCTAAAAGATTCCTTTAAAATTTTGATGAATGGGACGGAGGATGATATAATTAATTTTATTGATAATTGTCGCCTTGAATTCAGGACACTTTCTCCAGAATCTATCTCTTTCCCACGATCAGCTTCTGATGTAACTAAATATCAATCTTCTTCCGATATTTACATCAAAGGAACTCCAATTCATGTTCGCGGAGCTCTCTTGTTTAATCATTACATAAAGAGTAATAAATTAACTAACAAATATTCTCTTATACAGAATGGAGAAAAAATTAAGTTTATCTACCTCAAAAAACCCAATATTATCCACGAGAATGTAATCTCATTTATTCAAGATTTTCCTAAAGAGCTTAATCTTGACAGATACATAGACTATGATTTACAATTTGAGAAGGCATTTTTAGAACCACTTAAAATTATTCTTGATTCTATTGGTTGGAATGTTGAAAAAACTGTAAGTTTAGAATCATTTTTTTCTTAATGGACATACCTATAACAGAAAAAGAATTTAAAATAATTATAGAGATTCTTAAAAATTCTAATCAAAAAGATCTTTATAATAAATTGTGGACTTTTAACATAAACAGGAAAAATAAATTATGGATTTCTTAAAAGATATTGTAAAAGAAATTGGTGGTGAGTATACGCAACTTGCCGCAGACATTGATGAGACTGAAAAATATGTTGACACTGGTTCGTACATTTTTAATGCACTGGTTTCAGGTAGTATATTTGGTGGTGTATCTGGGAACAAGATTACTGCTATTGCTGGAGAGTCTAGTACTGGAAAAACTTTCTTCTCGCTCGCCGTTGTTAAGAATTTTCTTGATACCAATCCCGATGGTTATTGTCTCTATTTTGATACTGAGGCTGCTATTACTAAATCACTTGTAGAATCCCGTGGAATTGATACTTCTCGCCTTGTGGTTGTTAATGTTGTTACTATTGAAGAATTTCGTGGAAAAGCATTAAAAGCAGTAGACCTATACTTAAAAAAACCTGTAGAAGAACGCAAACCTTGCATGTTTGTGCTAGACTCTTTAGGAATGCTTTCCACTGAAAAAGAAATCACTGATGCACTCAATGATAAACAAGTTCGTGATATGACTAAATCTCAACTTGTCAAAGGTGCATTCCGAATGCTCACACTTAAATTAGGTCAAGCAAATGTTCCACTCCTTGTCACAAATCATACATACGATGTCATCGGAGCTTATGTACCAACGAAAGAAATGGGGGGAGGTTCTGGACTCAAATACGCAGCAAGTACGATCATTTATCTCAGCAAAAAGAAAGAAAAGGATGGAACAGAAGTGGTCGGCAATATTATCAAAGCTAAGACTGCTAAATCGCGTTTGAGTAAGGAGAATAAAGATGTTGAGATCCGTCTGTATTATGATGAGCGCGGCCTTGATCGTTACTATGGTCTTCTGGAACTTGGTGAGATTGGTGGACTCTGGAAGAATGTAGCAGGACGCTATGAAATTGATGGTAAGAAAATTTATGCTAAACAGATTCTAAAAGAACCTGAAGTATACTTCACAGAAGAAGTAATGGAACAATTAGACCAAATCGCACGAAAGGAATTTAGTTATGGAGAAAGTTGAGTTTCTAATTCTTAGAAACCTTTTATACAATGAACAATACATTAGGAAAGTAATTCCTTTTATTAAATCTGAATATTTTGAAGACCTTAATCAAAAAATTATATTTGAAGAAATTCAGTCTTTTGTACAACAATACAATCAACCAACAACTAAAGAGGTTCTTTGTATCGAGATAGAAAAAAGAACAGACATTAATGAACAGTCTTTTAAGGAAATTGTGCAAGTAATTTCTTGTTTGGATGATGTGCCTGTTGAGTTTGATTGGTTAGTTAATACCACTGAAAAATGGTGTCGTGATCGTGCCATTTATTTGGCACTTATGGAATCAATTCATATTACAGACGGTAAAGATGAAAAGAAAAATCGTGACAGTATTCCTTCTATTCTTTCTGATGCTCTTGCTGTAAGTTTTGATACTCATATCGGACATGATTATCTACAAGACTATGAACAAAGATACGAATCATATCATAAAAAGGAGGATAAAATTGAATTTGATCTCGAATACTTTAATAAAATCACGAAAGGTGGTCTCCCTAACAAAACTCTTAACATCGCTCTTGCTGGTACGGGCGTCGGGAAGTCTTTATTCATGTGCCATATGGCTAGCTCCGTCTTGCTCCAGGGACGGAACGTTCTGTACATTACGCTGGAAATGGCAGAAGAACGCATTGCTGAAAGAATTGACGCAAACCTCCTGAATGTTCCTATTCAGGATATTGTAGATCTACCAAAGCAAATGTTTGAGAATAAGGTTACAAACCTTGCAAAGAAAACTCAAGGTACTTTAATCATTAAAGAGTATCCAACTGCTTCTGCACACTCTGGACATTTTAAGTCTCTTCTGAATGAACTTGCTCTTAAGAAATCGTTCAAACCAGATATTATCTTTATTGATTATCTAAACATTTGTTCATCTTCAAGGTATAAGGGTAATAGTAATATCAACTCTTATACTTTTGTAAAAGCAATTGCAGAAGAACTTCGTGGTCTTGCTGTGGAATTTAATGTTCCCATTGTAAGTGCTACTCAGACTACTCGTTCTGGTTATGGTTCTTCTGATGTGGAACTAACAGATACTTCTGAGTCTTTCGGTCTCCCTGCAACTGCTGACTTGATGTTTGCGTTAATTTCTACAGAAGAACTTGAAGGTCTTGGTCAAATTCTTGTGAAACAACTTAAGAATCGTTATAATGATCCAACAATTCATAAGCGTTTTGTTGTTGGTATTGATCGTGCCAAGATGAGACTTTATGATTGTGAACAATCTGCTCAGCAAGATATTCTTGACAACGGAAAGGATGAAGAGTATGATTATGAAGAAAAGAAACCTAAAAAATCATTTGAGGGATTTAAATTCTGATGACTATTGATCTTAATAAGTATGTCGAGTTCGTTAATACCACTACTTCTAATCCTAGTAAAGACCACGCATCTTTCATCAACAGTCTTATGGAACTAAGGGAACAGGAGTTTCCTACCGAAAGACTGCTTACTGCTGCTGTAGGAATGTCTGCCGAAGCAGGTGAATTTACTGAAATTGTAAAGAAGATTGTCTTTCAAGGTAAACCTGTAAAT